CGGAGGGCGATCCCGTTGACCTTGCGTCAAAGCGAATGACGACGTTCTGGAATCATGTGTCAGGGCTATTCTCTACGCCGACGACCGAGAGCGCAAGCCGCATCGAGACGGAATATCTAGCAGGGACACAGGAGGAGTGGCGGCATCGCTGTCCGAACTGCGGCGAGTATCATGTACTCCGACATACGGAGATGGAGTGCGACCACGAGGAGAGCCACGACAAGGACGGCAACGTCACCTACATCATGAAAAAGGTGGAATGGCGGTGTCCCGACTGCGGGTTCAAATTCTCCGAGCGGCAGATGAAGGACGCGCCGCAGCGGTACGAGATGCAGAACCCCATCGCCCTTGAAAACGGCACGCGCTCCTTTTTCGTCAACGGCTTTTCGTCCCCGTGGCTAACGTGGAACGGTATCATGAAGGAGTGGTACGAGGCGAAGGGCGACCCGCTCAGAGAGCAGGTCGTCGTCAACACGCGATTTGGCGAGACTTATCGGCTAATCGGCGCGTACGACGATGAGATGCAGTTCCTGCGCCGCCGCGAAAAATACGAGGCGGAGCTGCCGCGCGGCGTGCTCCTCTTGACCGCCGCCGTTGACGTGCAGGGCAATCGTCTTGAGTATGAGATATGCGGATGGGGATTCGGCGAGGAGTGCTGGGGCATCCAAAAAGGAATCATCCCCGGCGATCCTGATCGACAGCGCGTGTGGCAGCTCCTCGACGGCGTTCTTGACCGCCCTTATCATTTTGCCGACGGAAACAGCCTGAAAGTGGCGCGGACGTTCATCGACACGGGCGGACTGTCAACACAGAATGTATATCTCTACTGCCGAAAAAACCTGCACAAGCAGCGCATCGGCATCAAGGGGCGCGGCGGATCGGGACTACCTCTGATATGGCGGTACAGTAAGCCGTCAAAAGAGTACGGCATCCCGCTCGTTATTCTCGGCGTCAACGACGGCAAGCAGCAAGTAATGACACGGCTCGGACTTGAGCAGAAGGGGCAGCAGTATTTTCACTTTCCTGTGGATGATAATCACATCGGACAGCGCGGATATGATCAGATTTACTTCAAGGGGATTATTGCCGAACAGCGCAAAGTCACGCGCAAGGGCGGCATGATCCAAGTCGTATGGGAGCCGATCAGCAAGGATGCCCGCAATGAGCCTCTGGATCTGCGCGTCTACAATCTCGCGTGCATGAAATCACTGCTACCGCATATCAACTGGGTAAAAATAGCGGAAATGCTCGGCGTGAATGTTCCGGAGGAGGCGCGTAAGAAAAAAGTAAAGCCGAAAGCGGCGGAGCGACCGAAACGACCACCGCAGGCGAAATCGCGCAGCATGAATCTATATTGACAATACGGGACGGCATGAGCCGTCCTTTTTGATAGGGAGGATGACAGTGTGGCGAAATCGGAAACGGTCATTAGAGAGCGACTGGAACTCTACTACGAGGCAGAACGGAAAGTCCTGCGCGGACAATCCTATACGCTCGGCAACAGACAACTGACGCGGGCAAATCTTGCCGAGATCCACAAGGTAATCAAAGAGCTTGAGAGCGAATTGGAGCAGATGGCGGGACGTTCACGCGGTTTTTCAAAGCGCGTAGTGTTTCACGACTAGGAGGAAGCATGAAAAAACGAAAGCACAGACCCGCAAAGGCACGGATGCCGACGGTGCGCGAGGAGATGCAGATCAAGAACACGGGATATTCCGAGGGCGGCGCGTCGCACACAAGCGGCATCCTGAAAGCATATCACCCCGTCCGCGCGTCCGCGAAGTCGGACATCGACGCGAATCTCTACACGCTACGCAATCGCTCGGCGGATCAGGCAATCAATACGCCCATCGGCGCAGCAGCAATCCAGACGAGTTCGATGCACACCGTCGGCGCAGGACTCAAGGTCTTTCCCAAAATTCACTATCTGGATCTTGGGTTGACACATGAGGAGGCGCGGGCGTGGAATCGCAAGACGCGGCGTGAATTTGACCTCTGGGCAGCGTCGAAGCACTGCGACCTCTACCGCCGCAACAGCTTCTATGACTTGCAGGATCTCGCCTATGTGGCGTATCTCGTAGACGGGGACTCCTTCGCACTCTTTCGAAGGAAGCCGCCGACGCCGTTTATGCCGTACAGTCTGCGTTTGCAAATCATCGAAGGGAATCGCATATTGAACCCGTACAGTGGAAGCCTTACGGGTGGTTACGGCGCATTCTCCGTCGAGGCGAAGAACCAGAGCAATGGGAATCGCATTGTCAGCGGCGTGGAGATAGACCCGGAGGGCGCAATCGAAGCATATTGGATTTCCAACAAAGTACCGGGCGATCTCGTAGAAGCGGCGCAGATGGATGCGTGGGTGCGTGTCAAGGCGTTCGGCGCCCTCTCCGGCATGCCGAACATCGTGCAGATATGCCATGACGTACGGTCAGAGCAATATCGCGGCGTGCCATACCTCGCGCCCGTCATCGAGACGCTGAAACAGGTGAGCAGGTACACGAACGCAGAACTCACGGCAGCGATCATCAAGAGTTTCTTTGCACTGTTTTTCACCAATTCACCCGCAGGGGCAAGTGGACTCGAAGGAATTGCCCCGTCTGCCATCTATGGAGACGAGGAGGAGCGCGTTGACCCGCACGCCCCGGTCGTCGATGTGTCGGACTACGGACTCGGCCCAGGTACGCTGAACGCCCTGCCCGCAGGGGTGGACGTCAAGGCAGTGGACGCAGGGCGGAGCATGAGCACATTCGATCCGTTCGTGACACAGCTCATCAAGCACATCGGCGCGGCAATCAATATTCCGTATGAAGTTCTCATGAAGAACTTCACGAGTTCGTACAGCGCATCCCGCGCGGCGATGCTGCAGGCGTGGGAGGAGTTCAAACTGCGCCGTACGTGGTTCGCGCGTGATTTCTGCCAGCCCGTCTATGAAACGTGGCTTGCGGAGGCGGTCGCCGTTGGGCGCATCGACGCGCCGGGATTCTTCGACGATCCTGCCATTCGCGCGGCGTGGGTGAGCGCGGATTGGTACGGGCCGACTATGTCGATTCTCGACCCTGTGAAGGACATCAAGGGGAGTGCGATGCGTGTGCAGTACGGGCTTTCGACCCGTGAGCGCGAGGCAGCGGAAATGACAGGGACAGACTTCGAGGAGAATCTGGATCAGCTCGCATGGGAGCTGAAAATGATTGAGTCCAAGGGACTGACACTTGGAACCCCCGAAGTGCTCGCCGGGAAAGATACAGAGAACGAGGACGAACAGAAGGGAGGTGAGGATGATGGAGGAGTTTTGGAAATTCAAAAATAACGCCGACGGTGAGGCGGAGCTTTTGCTTTACGGCGAAATCTCGGATGCGTCATGGTACGGCGATGAGGTAACACCAAAGAAATTCGCCGAGGATCTGGCGGCGTGCGACGGGAAAGATCTGACCGTGCGCGTGAACAGCCCCGGCGGCGACGTGTTCGCGGCACAGGCGATCTACAATCAGCTGAAAGCGTACGCGGGCAAAGTCACCGTCAAAATCGACGGGATGTGCGCGAGCGCCGCGACGGTGATTGCGTGCGCGGGCGAAACGGTCATCATGCCGAGCAATACAATCTACATGATCCACAATCCGAAATCCGCGATGCTCGGTTATTACGATGCCGTCCAGCTTGGAAAGGTATCTGACCGCCTCATGACCGTCAAGCAGACCATCGTCAACGTCTACATGGGGCGCGTCGGAAATGCCCTCTCTGAGGTGCAAGTCAAGCACAAGATGGATGCGGAGGAGTGGATGACCGCCGACAAGGCGAAGGAATACGGATTTGTAGATGAGATCACGGATGAAATCCCCATCGAAAACCGTTGGGAGGATAATCTGCTGATCGTCAATTCCGTATCCTGCAAGTTGGACAGATTCGAGAATGTGGCAGACTTGCGGGCTATTTTGCCGGAAAAGAAGAAAAAAAGGAGTGATACCATTATGGGAATGGCAGCAACCGAGGCTCTCGCAGCAATCAAGAATCTCTTGACGGGTGAGAACAAGGAGGCACAGCCGCAGGAAGTCCCGCAGG